ACAATCTGTTGCTGGCACAGATGAAGCTTTAACAATAACAACTCATATTCTTTGTCAGGTCGCAGAACTTGAAGATGGCAGCAAAGCTTTCAATATGGCAGATGCAGAAGATTTGCATAGATTTATTCCAGAGAATGTTTTAAATGATATTGAGTTATTTTTATTTAATTTAAGTACAGATATTAAATCAGCAAAAAACGAATAAGAGGGGATAACTGGCTGAACTTTGAGTTTTTCCTAGCAACAGAACTTGGTAAGACATTGCAAGAATTAAGAATGTCTATGACGGAAGAAGAGTTAATATATTGGGCTGCATATTATGAAATTAAGAATGATAGGGAGAAACAAGAAATGCAACGACAAAAAGCCAAATCAAGGTAATATATAATAAAGGTTATTTGTTTCTGTGGCACAATCGACAGTCAAATTAATAGTTGATGCACAGAACGCAATAGCACCATTAAAAAGAGTTAATGAACAAACTAAGGCTTTAAGTAGTTCTACAGATAAATTAAAAGGCAGATTAGATAGAAGTAATAGATCACTAAAAAACACAGGCAGGGCAGCCAAGACAGCGAGTGCTGGTGTTGGAACTTTAGTAGGTGCATTGAAGCCATTGTTGGCTGCATTAGCTACTATTCAATCTGTAAAATTTGTATTATTTCAAACAGCACAGTTAGAAACTCAAACCAAAGCATTAGAAGTATTGACAGGAAGTGCTGAAAAAGCACAAAAAATTGTTCAAGAGATTAAGGAATTTGGTGCTGTCACTCCTTTTAAATCATCAGACTTAATCGAAGTAACAAAAAGATTAAAAGCTTTTGGTTTTGAAAGTGAAAATGTAGTTGACATAACAAAAAGAGTTGCAGATATTGCTGGTACTGCTGGTGCTGATATTAATTCAGTGGCACTTGCTGTTGGTAAAGTGCAAGCCAAAAATAAATTTATGCAAGAAGAAAACATAATGCTTTTAGAAAAAGGAATAAATGTCACAAAAGAATTAGAAAAAATTATGAATATGAACGGAGAAACACTTGCAAAAGCTATGAGCAAAGGTGAAGTGGGTGCAGATAAATTTGTTGAGGCAATAATAAGAGCTACTAGTAAGGGCGGACAATTTTTTGAAGGAGCTTCAAAACAAAGCGATACTTTAGCTGGTAAATTTAGTACTTTTGTCGATAATGTTGAGACTTTTGCACAGAATTTAGGGAAACTTTTTACACCAGCTTTTAAAGTGATTCTTGATGAACTTAATAAAGTAGCTGGTGAATTTAATAAAATATTTGCTCTGTTAAGTGATGCACAAATCGGAGCATCAAATAGAAATGTTGGTTCTGCTGCTTTCAAAGCACGTTTTGGAATGCAAGAGGACGCAGTTAGAGACATAACAAAAGCAGTTGAGTTATTAGATCCAACTTTTGTAAAAACTGAAAAAGACGCAGCAAAACTTTTTGCACAATTAGACAGAATTTCAAAAGTGATGAAGTTAGTGCAAGGGCCAGACAGTGCAAAAGTTTTAGAAGATAGAGGTTTGCTTGGCCCTCTTGTGGAAGCTAGTAATCAAATGGACGATATAAGGGATAAAGTTAATGCAACATTAAAAGCTCAAAAAGAATTAACAAAAGCTACAAAAGAAACAACAGAACCAACAAAAGTAATAACTGAAAAAACAAAAGAAACTGTCACAGCAATAGAATCGCAAGTTACTGTCTCAGAATTATTCAACAAAAGTTTAGGAGAAACAAGTTTTTTTGTTAATAATTTAAGTCTTGGCTCTAATAAATTTGCAGATGCACTAATAAATGTAAAAAGCGAAGCAGATCGACTTAAAGAAACATTTATGGAGATTGGTCAAGGAATCGAACAAGGTATTGTTTCAAACCTAACTGATGCTGTGATGGGAACCCAGACACTTGCACAGGCAGCAGTGAATGTATTAAATCAACTAAAAAGAAAACTTGTAGAGGTCGCTATACAAAGGGCTGTTTCTGGGATAGGAAACAGAGTAGGAGGATTTTTAGGTGGTTTGTTTGGTGGTAGAGGAGGTGGAGGATTATTTTCTGGGGGAGGTGGGTCTGGCGTTAAATTTGGATCTGTTAATCTTGGTTTAAGTTCTGGATTAGGTTTTGCAAACGGAGGAAGGCCACCAGTAGGAAGAGCTTCATTAGTTGGGGAGCGTGGCCCTGAGATGTTCGTTCCTTCCACTGCTGGTACTATTATTCCCAACAATAAACTTGGAGGAGGTACAACTAACATTGTGAATGTTTCCGTTGATGCGTCTGGTTCTGCTGTATCAGGTAACAATCAAGATGCACAGGCACTAGGTAATGTTATAGGTGCTGCGATTCGTGCAGAACTTATTAAAGAAAAACGTGCAGGGGGTCTATTAAGTAAGTAATGGCAACTTTTCCATCAATCCAGCCAACATATTCTGGCTTTAGAAAAACAAGTTCACCAAAGGTAAGAACTACAGCTTTAGGTGATGGCTACCAATTCAGAGCTTTATTTGGCCTTCCTTTAACACAAGACCCAAAAGTATATGATCTTACTTTTGTAGTGTCTGAAGAGCAGTCAGATATTATTGAAGCCTTTTTAAGAAGCAGGGTCAACGATCAGGCAAGCTTTGACTTCACCCCACCAGCCGAAGGGTTTACAAAAACAGGCACATATTCACAGTCAGGAACAACAGTTACAATAACAATTTCAAATCATGGCCTTGCTATCGGTGATGTCGTAACTATTGACTATACATCTGGCTCTGCTGTTGATGGTTCTTTTGCAGTAGTAACAACGGCTGATGATAATACTTTCACTGTGACGGCTGCTGCAAGTGCAACAAACTCAGGAAATGTTTCTGTAACCTTATCTGGTGCTGGTAAATTTATCTGCAAAACTTGGTCAAAACAAATCCCATATAACAATAGAGCTATTATTACAACAACATTTGAGGAGGTATTTGAACCATAAATGGCAATCCCTACCGCAGAGCTTCAATCTTTATCTAATAAATCAATAATTGAGTTATATTCTATAACTCTTGTTTCTGCATTGCATGGTTCAACAAATGTAAGTCGCTTTCATTCTGGTGTGGGCATGAATAGTAACGCTTCAATAATATGGCAAGGTAATACTTATGATAAGTTTCCAATTATTGCTGAAGGGTTTGAATATACAGGTAAAGGCACACTGCCAAGACCTACTCTGACAGTTTCAAATATTCTTGGAACTATTACAGCATTGATGGCAACAGCAAACGCTACAACACCATTTAATGACTTGCAGGGAGCAAAATTTATAAGACATAGAACGATGGCCCAGTTTCTTGATGCCAGTAATTTCCCATCAAATCAGAATCCTTTTGGCACTCCATCTAGCACAACAGAATTACCACAGGAGATTTATTTTATTGATAGAAAAGTTGTAGAAAATAGAGAAATCGTTCAATTTGAATTAGCTAGTGTTCTTGATCTAAATAATATTCGTTGCCCTAAATTACAAGTAACAAGAAAAGATTTTCCCTCTGTTGGTACTTTTGTAAACGCATGAACTGGAAAGAAGAAGCTGCTATACACGCTGATAAACAAGCTCCTAAGGAGTCCTGTGGTTTGTTGGCTATTATCAAAGGCAAAGAAACTTATTGGCCTTGTGAAAACCTTTCAGAGTCACCAGATGAGTTTTTTGTTATAGATCCAGATAATTGGGCAGACTGTGAAGATAAGGGAGAACTTATTGGAATAATTCATTCTCATGCTTATGGTTCTGCTTTACCATCTGAAGCAGATAAAGCATCATGTGAGCATCTTGGTTTGCCTTTTTATATATATAGTGTTGAGCAAAAAAACTGGATAGATTTTGAGCCGTCTGGTTATTCATCTGGTTTATATGGTCGCACATGGATTTGGGGCAAGCATGATTGTTGGAGTTTAATTACAGATTATTTTTTAGACAAAAAACAAATAAATTTAAAATTTTGGGAAAGACCTAAAAGTATAAAAACTTTCTGCGAAAATCCATATTTTGAAAAAGTTTTAACTGGATCTGGCTTTAAAGAAGTTTCTAAAGATAATATTATTAATGATGATGTTTTGCTTATGCAAGGGTCAGATGAAAAGTTAAATCATGTTGCTTTATATATTGGCGATCAAACAATATTGCATCACAACATTAGGCAATTGAGTTGTAGAGAATTATATGATTTAAGATATATAGAGGCCACAAAAAAGGTTTATAGATATGAAGCTTAAAAAAATAAAAGTTTATGGGAGATTAAGAAAGTTTCTTGGGCAATCATATTTTGAAGCGGCTGTTAATAGTCCAAAACAGGCATTTCATTTTTTGATTGCAAACTTTCCAGAGGTTGAAAATCATATGATGAATCAGTTTTATAAAATAAAAATGGGCGGTATAGAAATTACAGAGGATTTATTAAATTTACAAAGTGATGAAGATATACAGATAATTCCTATTGCTATAGGTGCAAAAGGGGCAATTGTAGGAGGTTTATTTTTAGGAGGTGGTGCGGCTGCGGCTGCGGCCACAACAGGATTTTTTGCTACTGCAATCGGAGGTATAGCTGCAACTGCTTTAACAACAATTGGAACAAATATGTTAATAAACGAAGCTACAAATCTTTTGATGCCTAGACAAGATATTCCAACTGGTGTTATGGCTGATAGCTTTTCACAGAATGATCCTACATTTCAATCTTTTGGTTTTGGGTCGATTCAAAACGTATCAAGGGCTGGTGTTCCAATTCCTATAATATATGGAGAAGTTTTTACAGGTTCAGTTGTAATCAGTTCTGGTATTGATACTGTACAGAAAGAGGGAACAACATAATGCCTTTTTTTGGAGCAATAATGCGGTCTGGATTTATAGAAAAATCCTTTCCACAAAATTTTCCTGACTTACCAAAAGATGCACTTCAGTCTGTCCAATTTCAAACGCTGATTGAGTTACTTGGATCAGGAGAGATAGAAGGGTTTCCAAGTGCTACAGGCAGCAAAGGTTCGACTGAATATAATACTTCAGCATTGAAGGACGTATTTTTAAATAATACTCAGGTATTACAACAAGCTGCTGGTACAAGTCCAAGTGATACAGATTTTAATTTTCCTAATGTTACTTTTGAACCTAGATTCGGAACATCAGATCAAACAGCGATTGCTGGTATATCAGAGACAGAATCAGAAACTAGCGTAGGGGTAACAGTAACACAATCAACACCAGTATCAAGATCAATTTCTAATACAAATGTTGATGCTGTAAGAGTCACTCTTGGTTTTCCCACACTTCAAAAGTTTGAAGATAATGGAGATATTAATGGTGCTGTAGTTGCATTAACAATTCAAACTATAGAAAATGATGGTACAACAACAACTGTTATATCTGACACTGTAAAAGGAAGAACTGCTAGTACATATTTTAGAGATTATAAAATTAACTTGCCATCTGGCACTAGCTTTCCTGTCACTATCAGAGTTAATAGAACCACAGCAGACAGTACAGAAACTACGCTTCAAGATAGTTTTCAATGGTCATCTTTTACAGAAATAATTAATGAATCAAGAGCTTATGCAAATTTTGCTCATGTAGCTTTACGTTTTGATGCTGCCACGTTTCCAAACCAGCCTCAAAGGATGTTCCGCATCAGAGGAACTAAGATCAAGATACCGCATAATGGGACAGTTAGGGCTGATGGGTCTATAAGTTATAGTGGTACATTTAACGGTACTTTTAAAACAGATAAAGAATATTCAAATGACCCAGCTTGGGTTTTATATGATTTGCTTACAACGTCAAAAGGTTTTGGAGATCATATAGCAGAATCATCATTAGATGTTTTTAGTTTTTTCTCTGCTAGTCAATATGCAAGTGAGCAAGTAGATGATGGGGCTGGTGGTACAGAGGCCAGATTTTCTTGTAATGTAGTTTTAAACAGCCAACGTGCTGCGTATGACACTATTAATAATCTTACTGCTGTAATGAGGGCGATGCCTTTTTATTCAGCAGGGGCAATAAATATTAGCTGTGATAAACCCACAGATGCAAGCTATATCTACAATCTAAGTAATGTTTCTCAAGCTGGCTTTTCTTATTCAAGTGCAAGTAAAGATACAAAATACACTGTTGTTAATGTTTCTTATTTTGATATGGAAACAGCTGAGATAGATTATGAAACTGTTGAAGATACAGCTTTACAGGCAAAATATGGCATAGTGACTAAAAATTTAAATGGCTTTGCCTGTACATCAAGAGGTCAAGCGGCAAGGCTTGGACGCTGGTTTTTATATACACAAAATAATGAAGCGGAAACAGTCACATTTACTGCATCGTTAGAAAGCGGAACAATAGTCAGAGTTGGAACTGTGATTAATATTGCAGACCCCATGAGGGCAGGGGTAAGAAGAGGAGGACGTATTAAGACAGGAGTTTCTACAACACAAATTATTGTTGACGATCAAAATAACACAGATTTAGCCACATCAGGTTCAGCAACCTTATCTGTCATTTTATCTGACGGCACATTAGAAACTAAAACAATAAGCAGCGTATCAGGAGCAACCATAACTGTAGATTCTGCATTTAGTTCAGTGCCACAAACCAATAGTGTCTGGGTAATAGAAAATACATCTGTTGAACTTCAGACTTTTAGAGTTGTATCTGTCACAGAGCAAGAATTATTAAATTATCAAATAGTAGCTGTTGTTCATGATCCTAATAAATATGCATTTGTAGAAGATGGAACACCATTACCCACAAGGACAATTACAACCCTTACTCAATTAAAAGATGCACCAAGCAACTTACAGGGTTCAGAACAGATAGTGGTTTTGAATAACAGGGCTGTGAGTAAATTATTTATACAATGGCAACCTGTAAATGGTGTAACTGAATATATGGTGCAATATAGATTTCAAAATGAAAACTTTATATCAGAACGTATTACAAGATCAGATTTTACAATCTTTGAAACTTTAAACGGAACTTATGAAGTAAGAGTTTTTAGTTATAACGCTTTAGGTAAACCAAGCACAAATCCAGCAACGACAACATTTACAACTGTTGGTAAAACTGCTCTACCAGCAGATGTTCAAAACCTACGCATAGAACCAATATCAGATCAATTTGTACGACTACGTTTTGATAAATCTACAGATGTTGATGTTATTCATGGTGGAAACGTGGTTATAAGATCGTCAAACCTCACAGATGGCAGCGGAACTTTTACAAATGCAGTTGACGTTTTACCTGAATTGAGTGGTAATGTCAGCGAGTCGATTGTTCCAAATATTGTACAAGGCGAATATATTTTAAAATTCAGAGATGATGGTGGGCGTTTAAGTGCTGGTGAAACATCAGTTTTAGTGACAAGCCCAGATCCATTACCTAAACTAACAGTTTTTACAGATAGAGAGGATACAGACTCATCGCCTTTTGGTGGTGCAAAAGTAGATTGCTTTTTCTCTGATGAAGTTAATGGTCTTGTACTTGGATCATTAGAAACTTTAGATGATGTTACAGATTTTGATGCAATTGTTGATTTTGATTTCTTAGGTGCTGTTGATATTACTGGTGGTTCTTATGAGTTTGCTAATACTTTGGATTTAGGTGGGAAACAACCTTTAAGACTAAGAAGACATTTTGTTACACAGGGTTTTTATCCTAATGATTTGATTGATAAAAGAACAGCACTCATAGATGTCTGGACAGATTTTGATGGTGCTACTGCTTTTGACGTTGGAGCATCATTGTTAGTCGCAACTACTGATATTGACCCTGACACATCAGTTTCAGCAACTTATGGGCAAAGTGGTACGACTATTAACATCACAAAAAGTTCTCATGGTTATTCTGTTGGTGATTTTGTTGTAATTGACTTTACTGCTGGTAGTGCAACAGATGGAAATTATGAAATAATTACTGTTCCTAGTTCAAGCACATTTACAGTAACTTCAACGACAAGTGCGACCATATCAAGCGGAACAGCTTGTTCTTATGGAGCTAATTTCTCAAGATTCAATCCTTTCGTTAATGGAACTTATGTTGGTCGTGGGTTTAAATTTAGATGTGAAATGGATAGTGACGACCCTGCACAATCAATAGAAATAGACCAACTAGGGTACACAGCAGAGCTTGAGAGAAGAACAGAACAAAGATCAAATATTTCCTCTGGTACATCATCATCAGGACTTGATATAACTTTCGACCATACATTCTTTACAGGTCAGAGTGGAACAAGTGTCGGGGCTGGTACTCAATTACCTAGTATTGGAATTACAGCTAATGATTTATCAGCAAATGAAAGATTTGAACTTACAAGTATTACTGGAAGTGGTTTTAATATAAAGTTTCTTAATGCTGGGAATGCTGTACAGGATAAAACATTTAGTTATACTGCCGTAGGTTTTGGGCGTGGTAGTTAATACTGGTTTAAGATATACTTAGAGAAAATTTTGGATTAGGAAATGGCACAACACGATTATGTTATAGATAACTCCACTGGAGCAAATGTCAGGGCTGATATAAATAGCGTTTTACAGGCAATATCAAGCACAAATTCTGGGTCTTCAGCACCTTCAACAACTTACGCTTTTCAATTATTTGCTAATACAACAACATCAAAACTCCAAATAAGAAACGCTGCTAATAATGCTTTTGTTGACCTTATTGGTCTTGATGGAAGTATATTATTACCTGATGGGTCTGTTTCTTCTCCCTCTTTAGCATTTGCAGACGACAGCAACACAGGTTTGTTTTCAAGTGCAGCGGATACTTTAAATTTCACTACTGGTGGAGTTGAAAGAATGGAGCTTGGTACAACAACAATATTTAATGAAGATGGTGCAGATGTAGATTTTAGAATTGAAGGCGATACAGAGGCTAATTTATTTTATGTTGATGCTGGTAATGATCGGATTGGTATAGGTACAAATAGTCCTACAGCACCATTGACAGTTGCAGATAGTAACGGAGCTTCAAACGTAGGTGGTAA